AAAATATTACAAAATGAAGATTGACGAAAAAATCATTTCTGAACTAAAGAGACACAACCAAATCAACACATATATTGTTGAACAAGATGCTACCGATCCTTTAGCGGCACCTACAGGAACAGAAGAGACACCGGCAGATGATACTGCTGCCGACCTAAGTGCTGACGAAGTTCCCGAGCCAGTTGATGTGGCTGCGGACCCTGATGTTGATGTTGTAGATAATTCTGCAGAATCGGTTGAAGATACAGGAACTGAAGAATTGGATATCACAGATTTGGTATCTACTCAAAAGAAAGTATCTGAGAAGCAAGACGAGTATATGGATGTGATGATTTCCAAATTAGAAGATTTGGAAAACAAGTTATCTGCTATGGATTCAATCTTCGACAAAATCAATTCATTGGAAACCAAAATTGAAAAGTATAGAACCAAAACTCCTGAAGAGAAGTTACATCTTAGAAGTTTAGATTCATACCCTTTCAACCAAAAGTTAACTGACTTTTTTGTTGATAAGCAAGATGATATGGATAAGACAGGTAAAAATGAATATGTTTTGACTGATGAAGATGTTGAGAACTTCTCTCCAAATGAAATCAAAGGTACGTTTAATTCATACCTTCAAAACAAAAACCAAAATCAATTTAAATAAAATTTCTTTAATAGATTTTTTTAAAAGTCCCCCTTCGGTGGGACTTTTTTATTTTGAAGTAGTTTGACAAATCTTACTTATTCACTTATACTTTAGTCACGATAAAAGAGTAATAATTATGGCAAATTCAAGTTTAGATGCGGTACTAGCTCAGTATGAGAAGAATACCACACGATTCGACTCTGGTAACCAGATGTCACAAGAGGAACGTATGAAGAAATACTTCACTACGATTCTAGATAAGAACAACAAATCAGGACAAAAAAGAGTTCGTATCCTCCCAACCAAGGATGGTTCATCTCCTTTCGTTGAGGTTTGGTATCACGAAATTCAAGTGAATGGACAATGGGTAAAACTATACGACCCAGGTAAAAATGACAACGAGCGTTCACCTCTTACTGAGGTATACGAAGCACTTATCTCTACAGGTAAGGAGTCTGATAAAGAATTGGCTCGTCAGTACAAACCCCGTAAATTTTACATTGTAAAGGTTGTTGACCGAGACGCTGAAGACGATGGTGTTAAATTTTGGAGATTTAAAGACAACTACAAACAAGAAGGTATTCTTGATAAAATCATCCCCATTTGGAGAGCTAAAGGTGATGTGACTGACTCTGAGAATGGTCGTGACCTTATCATCGAACTTACTAAAGCTAAGACTCCTGCAGGTAAAGAATACACAGTAGTTCAGACTATTATGTATGATGACCCTACTCCACTTCACACCGACAAGGACTTGATGCAAGAGTGGTTGGAAGATGAAATGACTTGGGCAACAGTTTACTCGAAAAAACCTGTTGAATACTTGGAAGCTATCGCTCGTGGTGAGACTCCAATTTGGGATAGTGAAACCAAGAAATACATTTACGGAGACGATGTAGAGATTAGTATGGGTGGTGGTTCAGACTCAAAACAAATCGTGGACCCTCAAGCTAACGCTGAGGTAGACGAGGACCTTCCATTCTAATAACAGGAGGGGGAAACCCCTCCTTTTTTTTCTTACTTTTAAAAAACAATTAACTATGAACAAAAGACTTTACGAAGCTTTGATTAAAAAATACGAAGCTCAAATTGCGGAAGGTGAGGCGACACTTGAAATCTATTTCACTAACTCTGTTGGTATTGGAGAACATCCACAACATTTGGAGGAGATGGACAAGTATGTCACTATGATTACAGATGCACAGGACAAGAAAGATACTCTTGAGCAACTTTACAAATACAACAGTATACAATGGCGTTAAAGAAAAAAGATTTCGGAGATATTAAGAAGAAGTTTTCGACTTCTGCAAAATACAAACCACAAAGGTTTTTTGACTTGGGTCAAGATTTCCTTGATGCTGTTGGACTACCAGGTCCAGGTATCGGTCACTTGAATATGTTCTTGGGACACTCTGATACTGGCAAGACGACGGCACTTATCAAGACTGCGGTTGATGCTCAGAAGAAAGGTATTCTACCTGTCTTCATTATTACTGAGCAAAAGTGGAGTTTTGAACACGCAAGACTTATGGGTTTTGAGTGTGAGGAAGTTGTGGATCAGGAGACGGGAGAACTCGATTGGGATGGTTTCTTTATTTTTAACAACAATTTCGATTATATTGAACAGATTACAGATTATATTAATGAGTTGTTGGATGCACAAGAAAAGGGAGAACTCGAGTACGACCTTCTGTTTATGTGGGATTCTGTAGGTTCGGTTCCTTGTAAGATGACTTACGAGGGTAAGGGTGGTAAACAACACAACGCGGCTGTTTTGGCAGACAAGATTGGAATGGGTATCAACCAACGAATCTCAGGTTCTCGTAAGGCAGACTCAAAGTGGGAGAACACTTTGGTTATTGTAAACCAACCTTGGGTAGAATTACCTGACAATCCCTTCGGACAACCTAAGATTAAGGCAAAAGGTGGTGAAGCTATTTGGTTGAACTCATCTTTGGTATTCCTATTCGGAAATCAAAAAGGTGCGGGAACGACTAAAATAACTGCTACGAAAGACAAAAGAACTGTTAAATTTGCATCACGAACAAAAGTATCTGTGTTGAAAAATCACATTAACGGTTTAGGTTACGAAGACGGTAAGATTATCGTGACACCTCACGGTTTCTTGGCGGGTAAGGAGGCTTCCGAGGAAAAGGCTTCTATTGAAGCTTACAAGAAAGAATATTCTGAGTATTGGAAGACAATCATCGGCACTGACGGTGATTTTGATTTGAAGGAGGATAGAGAAGTTATTGAATAACATAAATTAAAATAAAAGTGATTCGCACATTAATTGTTGATGCAGACAATCTGTTCAAAATAGGTTTCCACGGTGTTAGAGAATTCTATCACGAGGGTCAACATATTGGTGGTATTTTTCACTTTTTGAATGTTCTTCGCAAACTTTTAGTTGACCAAGAATACGATAAGGTATTCGTTGTTTGGGATGGCCCTAACAATTCTATTCAACGTAAATCGATTTATTCAGAATATAAAAACAACAGGACTTCTTCTTTGACTGAGTCAAAGAGGGAGTCCTTTTATTTTCAAAAAAACCGTGTAAAACAATATCTTGAAGAGATGTTTGTTAGACAGGTTTGTTTGGAAGGGTGTGAGTCAGATGATGTTATTGCCTATTATTGTCAAATATCACCTGATGAACACAAAACCATTTTCTCCTCTGACAAGGATTTGACTCAACTTATTTCTGATAAGGTGACAATATATTCCCCAATTCATAGAGAGACTTATGGTTATGGAGAAAAAGTTAAAATTGGTCAACTAATCATACCGATAGAAAACGTTCTAACACTTAAGGTATTCTTGGGTGATAAGTCCGATAACATACCTGGTATCGATCGATTGGGTGAGAAAACATTTGTGAAATATTTCCCTGAGATTTTGGACAAAGCTGTATCTGTTGATTACATTATAGAACGGACCAAGGAAATCCTTTCTGAGGACAATTCCTTGACCGTACTGAACAATCTAATCAATGGTAAGACAAAGACTCAAACACTCGGAGAAAGTTTCTTTAAAACGAATATTTCACTTATTGATCTTAGTCAACCACTTTTATCGGAAGAGAACAAAGAGGAAATCAGAGGCTATTATTCTGAGGAGTTAGACCCTGAAGGGAGGGAGTGTAAAAACATCCTTAGATATATGGAAAAAGATGGACTCTTCAAGTATCTTCCAAAACAAACGACGGGTGGGTAGAGTTTGTACAACCGTTTTTAAAGCTCACCAGAAAAGAAAAAAGAAGAACTCAAAATTTAAATAAATTATGAAAGAAATTAATGACGTAACTAAGATGGAGTTTTTGTTGACTCTCAATGACAACATTGTCGTTCAACGATACTTTAATGTTAAAAATTACAATCCAAAGGCTAAGAGTAGTTACACTATGGTTGAGGTTATGGGTCAAATCAAAGAAGTAATTCACGAAGACTTGAAAGCAAAATCTTGTTACTTCCTGTTGGATAACTATGAACAAATTTTATTGGATTCAGAGTACCTATCAACGTCAAATACTGATGGTCCTGAGTCATTTAATATGTATTTGAAGATTGGAGACCTGACAATTTGTCACTATGGGTGGGATGCTAAAATATACCCGCCAAAAATAAGATACACCGTAGACGTGCGTCCGCACCTAAAAAGTGTTCTTACTAGTTTAACTGACATTTTTTCAGACGAAAATTTATCTTACAACTACCTGAATATTCAACTAGTTTAAGCGTATTTATTAAACACGAAAAACGTATTAACTATAGACTATGAGCGACGAAAAAAACTTTGGATACCTTGGAAACACATTTCAAATACAATTACTTAACAACATTATATTATTCAAGGATTTCGCATCCTCAATCGTCGATGTCTTAGACCCTAAGTACTTTGATAACCAATACTTCCGTCTGATTATGCAGATGATTAAGGAGTATTACATCAAGTATGAACACGTACCAACTTTTGATACGTTAGAGCAACTTTCTAAAAGTGAAATTAGTGCTCCGATGGCTCAAAAAATGGTCTTGGATATGGTCAAGCAGGTAAAAGATGCACCATTCGAAGGACACCAATTTGTACAAGAAAAATCTTTGAAGTTTTGTAAACAACAAGAACTTCAAAAGGTAATGACAAAGGCTCAAAAAATAATTGACAAAGGAGACTTTGAAAGTTATGACCATCTTGAAGAAATGGTTAGAGAAGCATTACAAGTTGGTGAAGTCGATCCAGGAACTAACGATGTGTTCAGTAATTTGGATGAGGTTTTACAAGATGATTTCAGACATCCTATTCCTATTGGGATTCCTGGAATTGATAATCTACTAAAAGGTGGATTGGCAAAAGGTGAGATCGGTGTAATTCTTGCACCCACAGGTGTTGGTAAAACCACCGTTCTCACAAAATTTGCGAACCACGCGTTTAATTTGGGATATAATGTTCTCCAAGTATTCTTCGAGGACAACCCCAAAATCATCCAAAGAAAACACTTTACACTATGGACTGGAATTGCTCCTGACAATCTGTCACAATTCAAGGACGATGTATTGGAAAAGGTTCGAAGTGTACAGGCTAATATGCCGAATAAGTTGACATTGAAGAAATTACCTTCAGATACTCTGACGTTAAATCAGATTAAGAATCAAATTAGAAAGTTGATTGCTGAAGGAACAAAAGTCGACTTAATCGTGTTGGATTACATTGATTGTATTATGCCTGACAAAAACTTAGGTGATGAATGGAAGAGTGAAGGTTCAGTAATGCGAGGGTTTGAGTCTATGTGTCACGAACTTAGTATTGCGGGATGGACCGCAACTCAAGGAAACCGTTCTTCTATATCATCTGAGGTAGTGACTACTGACCAAATGGGTGGGTCTATTAAAAAGGCTCAGGTTGGTCACGTAATTATATCAGTGGCTAAATCATTACAACAAAAGGAAATGAATTTAGCTACTATAGCCATCACCAAATCTCGTATTGGTAAGGATGGGATTGTGTTCGAGAACTGTAAGTTCGATAATGAAATGCTTGTGATTGACACTGAACAAAGTGTTACCTTCTTAGGTCTTGAAGAACAAAAAGAAGAAAAAAATAAGCAAAGAATTAAAGAACTTCTCGAAAGAAGAAAACAACAAACTACTTAATTAAATAAATCAAAAAACTATGGATAATAACATTTTTAGTACAGCACTAAAAGACCACCGATATGTTATAAAAAGAAGCGGTGAAAAAGTCTTGTTTGAATCTGAAA